GCGCGTCGTGCTTGTCGATCAGCACATACAGCATCAGCTCGATGCCGCGATTCAGACCCTCGGTGACGCCCTTCGTGTAGGCGGCCGCCACGTCAGCCTCTGTCCGAGGTACCCGCCGCGGGTTCACCTTAGTGCTCATCACGGTAATCCATGACGCTGTGGGGCCTGCCCTCTGCCAGCGTCCGCTCCAGCCATGCAATCATCTCCCGCAGGATGGCGCACCCATGGATGCCGCAGTCATGCTCATGCCCGCATCCAAGGCACGCGAGACTGCCCGTCTGCACCTTCAGCCGCCGCAGCGCGGCGATCAGCTCGCGGTCACTCATCACGAAGCGCCTCGTTCACGCGGCGGCATCCCCAAATGGGTCGAGACTTACCGTCGGTGCCTCTCACCACATCAGTGACTCCCCAATATGGACAACGCTCTCCGTAACAGTCCGCAAACGCCTTCACGTGTCCGCCGTCATCACTCGACAGGGTAGACGGGAGCCATGGACAGACCAGGTCGCTCTTTTCTATCACGTCGCTTCCTCCCCTCTCATTGCCTCCAACGCTTCCTTCGCCTCCTCGCGGGTCAGGAATACGGTCTTGCCAATATCGGCTTGTTCGAAAATTATCTGGTCGGAAAGCGTCGTGTAGACTACATTCATTTTCCCATTTTCCGACATCCCGACAACAGCTTCATAAAGGGCATCTTCATAGATGTCTCCGTCCTCGATTGCGTACAACATGCTTGAAATAATCGGCGTAAGTACTGGCTTTACTGGCAGCGCCACCACGCGCTCGTCCTTGTCTGCTTCCGCCAGCTCCCGCAGGCGGGTATAGCCGCAAAGACTTTCCAAATCAGCAAGCCGCATGAGCTTCATCGCGATCTCGTCCGCCTTATCCTTCGGCAAAACTTCCTCCGGGTCAAGCCCCGTGTCCTCGTAGGCGGCGAGACGTTTGCATATCGCTTCATCAAACAGACAGTCTTCGCACCGTCTGTTGCACGGTTCTTCAAAGCAGCGTGGGTAATATGCGTTTCCGGTATCACTTCTTCTCGTCAGCCGTTCCATCAAACTCCCCCCCCTTTTCGGCGGCGGAAACAGCGCCGCCGCGAATGAATGTCTCGAATTTCCCCATGCATGCGGGACATAAATCGTAGGGTTTTCTCGACCAATACTTCTCATCCAAATCGCGATCAATCAAATGCAAAGCATTCGCCCTCTCGCCGCCCTTGAACTGCGTCTGACCGGCATAGTGTTCGTAGAACTTGCCGCAGCGATCACACTTCTTCGCTCGCATCACTCTGCCCTCAGTGCTTGCTGCAAGATGTCGATGCACCGAGAAAGCTCCTCAAGACCTTCATTCGTCAGCTTTAATATCCTCCGACACCGGAAAACTCTCAGCCAGTCCTCCATATCGTCTCGATAAGAGCATTCAGTCGCCATCACGGCTTGAGCCGCCTCCTGGCAATCGTTCCGCGGAAAACCGCAGGCCATCAGCAGCTTAACGTACCTTTTTCTGGTCATGCATCCACCTTCTCCCGCAGCACCGCGATCTCCTCGGCGTACCGGGCGCAGCGGTCTACCAGCTCCTCGATCTTATCGGCGGCATCCATCCCCATTCGATCACAGTCGCAGCCCGTGTACTCCTTTCCGTCAAGCAACTCGACCACACGATAGGCGCACGTCGTGCAGGGCGGGGAAGGCGTAGGCGCCTGAGACGAGCACCGCATTGCCGCCACCAGATCAGTCGTCTTTACCATCCGTATCCTCTCCTTTCTTCCGCTCCATCTTGTCCAACGCGGCGGCCACCTCCCGCCAGATCGCCACCGGGAAGCGCCCCCGGTTCAGCATCCGCGCCAGCAGCTCCGCGCTGATCACCTTTCCATCCACCTTGCCGCAGGCCGCTGCCAGCGGCGTCAGACTGTTCAGGCCATCCTTCTGCCGGTAGGCCGTCAGGCGCTCCAGCGTGTCGCGCTTCAGCTGCGCCGCCTCCGAAGCCGGAGAGCCGGCCGCCGAGGCGTCTTCCGGCTGCCGCCTCCGTGCGGCCGGAGCGTGGGCGGCGGCGCTGGGCATCTCCGGCAGCTCCTCCGCAGCCGCCAGGGCGCGGTGGGTTAGCACCAGCATCTCGATCTTGTCAAAGCTGCCCGCACACATGCCGTTATTCAGGATGCCTCGCAGGTAGTTCGCCAGCTCGGCGCACTGCGCCTTGGTCAGGTCAACTCTCGTCATGCTGCCGCCCCCCCTCAGGATGGTTTTCACCGCCAAAGAGATCTTTAGCCTGCTTCAAAAGCTCTTTGCCTTCGGAACGGATCACCACGCGCTCCGAGCAGGGAGGCGGAGACTGCCACATAGGGGAATCCTGGTGGTTGACGGCCAGCAACACGCACTCCTTGAACAGCGGGCGTATTTCGACCGGGATCTCAAAGTAGATCGCGCGGATTACCTCACAGCAATCTGCCGCGACTTGCGAGGCGTCTCCGGACGCGCTCACGACAGTCTTCTTGTCATCTCGCACACAGTTAATCATCGTTCTCGTCCTCCTTTTCCACCTCCGGCAGCGCCAGCCACCGGACGACACGCACCTCAATCTTGTCCCTGCCTTTCCCAAACCGGAACGCTTCCCCGTCCCACCGGCAGAGCATGCGGGACACCACCTTACCGTCCCCGCTCAGTTCGAACTCCGCCACCACGTCACACGGCTCTGCCGGCGTCGTGCCGCCCGGCATCCATGCGGCAAGCGCCATCTGACTGGCGCAGACCCGCGGGACGGCGGCCACTTCATCCGCCATACGCGGCTCATCGGCGCGCATCATCAGATAGTCCACGCTGCAGCCCAGTGCGTCTGCCGCCGCTGACCACCGGTTGACATCGGACAGGGAAACGTTGTAGCCAAACGGCAGTCCCTCGTTTGCCGTGATCTTCTCGCGGCCTGCCTCTAAAGACTCCGCCCTCTCAACGAACCTGCTATACGGGCAGTCGATTTTTTCAAAATATTGCTTTGGTGTCAGCCCAGCTTGCTCGCGCAAGGTGCCGAACCGCTGCCAGATGGCGCTGACCCGTTCTATATCCGGCCGTTCCCGGGCCTCCCTCTCTGCCGCCTCCTGCTGCCGATCCGCCTTGGCGGCGGCCTTCAGCTCCTTCTGCTTGCCGATCAAATTCGGACACACGTCTTTGCAGCTTTGCAGCGAGCTACACTTCGCGCAGCAGCCATGCTCACACCCGCAGTCCGACCAGCGGCTCTTGACCTTGACCTTAATGGCATGGGCGACCTGCGCATCCTTGTGCGAGCACGGCGCGCCATCGGGGCACTTAACCCTCCCTGTAACGATTTTGTTCGCGGCCTTAGACACAGCCTCCACCGTGCCTGCGTAGAGATATTTCAGGCCACTGGCGCCCTGAGCCTGACCGCGGTACGCATCAACCACCTGATGCTGCACATCCACCGGAAGACGGGCAAGGGTATAGGCCGCGTCCTCGCTCAAGCTCTTACTCCGGGGGCCGTCCCAGTAGGCCTTCCGGATGTCCGGAGCCAAACCCTTCCGGATAACATCCAGCCGCGCCAGTTTGCTCTTGCTGATCTTGCAGGCCTCGGCCACATGATCCCGCATGCGGCCGGGAAACTCGTAGCCTTCCTCCTTTAGCTGGTACAGCAGCTCCCGCACTTTCTCCACCTGCTGGGAGATCTCCGGGGAACTCAGCGCGCGGGTACTGCTGTTGGCGTAGATCAGGCGCAGCTCCCGCAGCGCCGGAGACGCATCACCCTTTTCACGAATACAGGGTACCTCGCGGAGATCCGTCCGCCCGTCCTCCACCAGCTTGCGGATAGCCGCCACGCGGCGGTGGCCGGAGACGATCACCGCGTGACCGTTCTCGCCGTCCCGCACCCGGATGGGCTGCTGCAAGCCGATGGTGGCGATGTTGTCCGCCAGACCGTCCAAGTCGCTGAGCTCGTAGAAGTTTCCGGGGTCACTGTCCAGCAGATCCACATCGATGTACTCAATCTGCTCCCGTCCGGTGCCCGACTCGGACACCGGCTGCGCCAGCGTCTTGGCAAACTCGCCCATGTCAAATTTCGCCACGGTCTGCACCTCCCTCCATCAGATATTCCCAAACCCACGCACGGTAGTCGGCTGCCGCCGCGCTGCGGGGGCTGTAGTCCATGACCGGCTGCCGGGAGAACGTGCTCTCTGGCACCTTCTCCGTCCGCCGGATCACCGACGTGAACACCGGCAGGCTCAGACTACGCAGCAGCGCCTCGCCCTGCCGCACCACTTCGCTGTTGTGCCACTGACAAATCAGGACGCCGGCCACTCTGATGGCGGGATTGGCAGCCCGCATGCTATCGATCTGTGCCGCCATATCGTTGACGCCCCAGACGGAGAAGCCATCCACCACCATGGGGACGACCACCTCGTCCGCCGCCATCAGCGCCGCACAGCTCGCCGCCGTGAAGCCGGGAGGGCAGTCAAAGATCATGTAATCCACGCCGTCAGACGCCGCCGCGTCACGGAAGTCCCGCAGAGAATTGATGCTGTGGATGCTGCTTTTCAGCGCCCGCACGTCCAGCCCGTACAGGGCGCTGGATGCCGGCAGCAGCTGCACAAGGCCACCGGCGTCCACGGGGATGGTGCTGTCGCTCCACACGGGCTCCGTCTGCCCCTCCAGCACGTCCGCCACCGTGGCGGCGTTGTCCGGGTCGAGATCCGGGAAGTAGAACCGCGTCAAGCTCATCTGCCCGTCGCAGTCCACCAGAACCACCCGCCTGCCGCCGCGCCGCAGGGCGTCCGCCAGGTTGATGGCCGTGACGGTTTTCCCCACGCCGCCCTTCAAGTTCATGATCGCTATGGTTTTCATGTTGCTCGTACCTCACTTTTTCGTTTTTCTGCACGGGATGCATTCCCGATACCTATACCGCCCTGTGCTGCGTTCCACCACCGCAAAACGGCCCTCCGGATGAACCCAGACCACCGGCACCGCCACGCTGGGCGCCCGCAGTTCCGTGTCCTTGGCGTATCGCAGCACGAAGGGAACGTATGTAACCTTGTCGCCGACCTGCATAGGCCCTCCTCTCAGAACGGCACATCGCCGTCGTCTTTGATTTCGCGAAAACTGATCTGCGCCGGAAGCGGCGCCGCCTTGGCCACCGGCTTCGGCATGGGACGAAAGCTCTGGATGCGGCCCTGAAACTGCATCACCTTGTACCAGCCAGCCTGTCCGTCCTTGTTCTTGTCGCATTTCAGGACGCGCGCCCCGGAGCGGTCCTCTGGGTCCTCCAGATACAGCAGGAAGATGGCGTCCGCGTCCATAGTGATCTGTCGACTCTCGCGCAGGTCGTACATGGTCGGTGCCTCGGTCTTTTTCCGCCCGGCGTCCGGCGTCAGCTGGGACAGAACCACCGCCGTGATGCCGTGCTCGTGGCTCATCCGCTGCAAGCCGCGGCTGATGGAGCTGACTTCCTCCGGACGGCTCCAGCCCTTCCGCCCATCCGACTCGATGAGCTGCAGGTAGTCGATGAACACCACGTCGTAGTGCCGGGACAACGCTACGGACTGGATGTCCGCCACGGTGAAGCCGCTGCACTGCATGATCTGCAGGCCCGTCCTGCTCAGACTGGACGCCGCGTAGGCCAACTCCTCCCACTCCTTTTCGCCCAGCTTGTTTTGCTTGATGTCGCTCAGGTCGATCATGGCCCTGGCGGACATGATGCGGTCGGCCAGCTTGGCCTTGTCCGTCTCAAAGGAGAAAAAGCCCACCCGGTACCGCTCCGCCATCTTCATGGCCATGCCTAACGCCAAACACGTCTTTCCCGCACTGGGGTACCCGCCGATGACGCAGTAGTCACCTCGGGTGGTGTATACCCGCTCGTCGATAAAGTCATAGCCCCAGCGGATGTACTCCGGCTTCTCCGTATCCCCATGGCGGGCGGAGAAGTTCTCCCACATCTGGGTCATGTCCCAGACCTCCACGCCGGACTTCAGGCTCATGGCGGCGTTGGCCTTCTCCATCAGCTTTTCCGCCGCCGGAAGATCTTCCGTCTCCGCCAGCGCCGCGCCGATGCTCCGCAGCCGCCACACGATGCTCTCCCGCTTGAGGATCTCCACGTAGGAGCCCACATTGGCGCTGGTGGGCGTCACGTCCATCAGCTGCACCAACAGCTCGCCGTAGTCCTGTCCGGCGCGCTCCTTCAGCGCCGCACCCACCGTCACTGGGTCGACCGGCTGCGCCTCCTGAAACAGCTGCCGGATGCAGCCGTACACCGTGCGGTAGGCCGACGACACGAACATCGTCTCCGACGTATCCGCCAGCACATCGGCAATGCAGTCCGCGTCGATCAGCATCGCGCCCAGCACGGCGGCCTGCGCCGTCGCCAGCCTCTGAGACTGGATCGGGGCGTCAATTGTCATATCTCGTAGTCACCCTTTCTCTCCTGCACACGGCTATCCGGGCACGGCTGCGTCTCCTGCGGAATCTCCGGCATTTCCAGCACGCCACCGTTACGGCGGATGCCGTTGAGCCAGACAGAGACCGTCTTGACGCCGTAGCCCCTGGCGTACTGATCGTCGTATTTCAGTTTCGCCTTGAGCCACACACCCATGGTATCGATCAGCTCGGGGGAGGGCCTCAGCGCGTTCCATGCGCGCCGGGCATCGCTCTTGTCGCCCTTGCTGGTAGACGTGCCGTCCGCCTTCCGGATCACCGGGTAGAACTTCCAGAGCCCCTCGAACCGTTCCGGCTCCCATTCCGCCTTTTTCCGGGTCTTTCCCCCTTGGGGGGTAAGGGGGGTATTATTATAATTATCTGTTCTTATATTGTGGGGGGTCGACTTTTTTGCCGACACCCCCCCGACTTTTTTGCCGAGAGGGGTCTCGGCATTTTTGCCGACACCCCTTGTGCAAACACCGGCGAAAATCCGGCGTTCGCTACCGGTGGCCGTAGGCACCATCTCCACCGTCAGATAGCCCGCGTCCCGGAGTTTCCGGATCAGCCGCGTCACCGTGTCCGCCGACCATCCGTACAACTCCGCGAAGTAGTCATTCTTCGCCCAGCAGAAGCCCTTCCGGTCGCACAGCGCGGAGATCTCGCCATACAGCAGCTTCGCGTTGGCAGGGAGGCGGTCGTCGTACCGCACAGGGGCGGGAATGACGCCCCAATAGGCGGGCTGTTCAATTTTTTTGCTCATGGCAGTCCTTACCCCCTTGTAAAAGCCTCCCGGCTCTGGTATAATCATCTTGCTCGTATGAAGCGCGTGCGCTTCAACTCACTGAACCGCTTTCTGGCTCCACCCAGAGGGCGGTTCTTTTTTTGTGCCTTCCCGCAGCCGTCCACCCAGCGGACGACGGCCGCCGCACCGGCTGCCGCACAGATGTACTGCACCGCCATTGCCCAGCTATCCACAGACCACACCTCCCTCCGGCGTATCCAGCAGCATGAAGCGGATATCGGTGTAGTATTTCTTCCAGCGGGCGGGATCCTCGATACCGCCGCCGCTCCGGTAAAACCACAGCTTCCGGGCGTCCGGCTCCCGAGGGTCCGTCGCAAAGTACCCCACGCGGTAGGTGGCGTCCTTGGCAAAACTCAGCGACCCCGTGCGCACCACCACCGCCTGGCCCAGAGGGGGCCGCATATCGGGGTGCCGGAGATCCAGATAGTTCCACATTGTCACGCTCGTCACCTCCTCAGCACGCCTTTGCCCACGCGGCGAACAACTCGTCCTTGGGGATGCGCGCCGCCTTGGCGATGGCCGCGATCTCCTTGCCGGAGCAGCTGGGCAGGTCCTTGATTCGGGCATAGATGGTGCTGCGGCTCATGCCCGCCGCCCGCGCCATGCCGTCCAGACCGCCGTGCAGGGCGTAGGCCTGCGCCTTGATGCGAACCGCCATGTCCTTGGCGGCGTCTGTCTTCGCGCTCAAAATCGTCCGGGGCATCACTGCACCTCCTCTGCGTACTGCAAGGCCAGCGCGGCCTGCACGATATCCCCCAGCTCGCAGGTGATCTCCTCAAAAAGCGCCCGTTCGCTGTCGCTGATGACGCCGTCCTCGGCGATCTCCATCAGCTGGTCGCTGCGGTGCGCCTCCGCGAAGCGCATCACCCGCCGCACCAGCTTGATCACCGCCACCGGCAGCGGCTCCGGCCGCGCCTCCTGCACGCAGTCCGGCAGCAGCGCCGTCTTCAGCTGCAGGTGCTGCAAACCCAGATACTGTACGTTGTACACCGCGCACATCCGCGCCACGATGTCGTCGCCCGGCAGCCGCTCCCCGGACTCGTAGGCGCGGATGCTGGTGTCGCTGACCGCCAGCCGCTCCGCCGCGGCCTCCTGCGTCAGACCCGCCGCTTTCCGGGCGGTCTGGTAGATGTTTCCACCGTCCTTTGCCATGGACAACTCCTCCTTTCTCCGTTAAACTGGCCCTACTGGGCCGGGGCCATCAGCTCCTTTTCCGTGCACTGCAAGATCGCGCACAGCATGGCGCGGTGCTTCTTGCAGGGCGTCGCCTTGCCGCGCTCCCAGTAGCTGACGATGGATCTGTCCACGTTCATCTTGTCTGCCAGCTGCGCCTGCGTCATGCCGGTTTTTTCCCGGAACTCCTTGATTTTCACAATATCACCTCCCAATTTGTGAACTTTCACCTTGCATGGCGGGGAAAAGGGTGGTATGATAGCCATGCCAGTAACCACATACGCACCCTTTTTGCAAAGCTCGCCTTCCGGCGTCGGCCTTGCTATGGTTGCATATTATCACGCAATCGCTTGATTGTCAAGAATTTTCAAGCAATAACTTGAAAATTCACAATCTACACAATACTTCTGGGGTATTTCTATGTATGATGCACAAGAGCTTGCATTGAGCATTAAGCGCCGTGCAAAGGCCACAAAAACACCTATCGGCCAGATGCTGGCTGACTGCGGGCTGAACGTCAACGCCATTTCCGAGTTGGCAAAAGGGAAAAAGTTTTCCTACGCGTCCCTCGCCCTGATCGCCGACCGCTTGGACTGCTCCGTAGACTACCTGCTGGGCAGGACAGAAAACCCCAATGTCAATCGCTGAAAATTCACCACGCCGCCCGGAAAAAAGGGTGGTATAGTGTTCATGTCAGTAAACAGCTACACACCCGTTTTTCCGAGGGGGATACAACCTGCGCAAGACCCAGTGGAAACCCTCAACTTTTTGAACGCAAAGGGAAAGACATGAAAAACGACAGTCAGATCACCGCCTGCGACGCCAAGGTGCTGCGCTACTTCCGCAAGCATGGCCCCGCGCCAACCGCTGACGCTAAAAAGGCGCTTGCAGATGTCAGCTCAGTCGGACACCGCATCGTCGCGCTGGCCCAGCCCGATGCCGCGCTTCTCTCCGAAGACGCGGACACCGATCTGTCGGCAACGCGGGCGCTCCATCACGGCCTCGGCGTCTACCGCATCACGCCCAAGGGCGAGATTGCGCTGGACGACTACCTTGCGGAGCGAAAGCGGTACTGGAAGGAGCTTCTGCTGAAAAGCCTGTGGTTCCCTATCGCAGTATCGTTTGCAACTGCCTTACTAACAACACTGTTAACACTGATGTTAACAAGGCAGTTACGATAGAAAGCGCGATCTGGACGACAAGGATCACCCACACGTCGCAGTCTTCCAGCTTCTCGACCAGCCAGTCCGAAAACCGTCGCATTTTTCCACCTCCCTCTCGTTCTCACCTGAGGGACAAGTTAAGCATAAATCCGCAATTGCGGATTGTCAATATATAAATTCGCATTCGACAAATTATTGTCGCATTGCACAATTCACATATAGTGCGAGGTCACAATGGACAGGGAACTTTTTGTGCAGAATATCAAAGAGCGCTGCCGCGCAAAGGGAGTCAAGCCCACCGTGGCCTGCCGCGAAAGCGGTGTCGGCTCCAGTTTTATAAACGACTTGGAACGGGGGAAAACTCCGTCCGTGTCTAAGGTGCAGATGCTGGCGCAGTATCTCGGCTGCACCGTCTCCGACCTGCTGGGGGAAAAGGAGGCGCCGCCGGATCCGGTGCGGCAAGAGTTTATGCGCCTGCTGGACAGCATGACCGCTGAGCAGCGGAACGAACTGTTCGCCTTTATGCTCCGCCTGAGACGGGAGCGGGAAAAATAAAACGGTGCCCGAATCGGGCACCGTCTCTTAGAGGATCTCGCCGCCAATGATTTTCAGTGCGGCCGCCAGGGCCTCGGCCTGCGCCGCTTCGTCCAGGCTGTCGAACAACGCCAACAAGTCCTCCCCCCACTCGCTCATGTCGCGTCCCTCCTCAAAATAGTACCTTTATTGTACCACTTCGACAGAATATATCCAGTAAAACGTAAATTCTTTGCAAAAAATATATGTAAGCGGCAGATTTGCCGCGGAAAGAGGTCAAAAATGAAGAAGATTTCCGTGTTCCTGATGGCCGCCGTTTTGGCACTGTCCATCTGCGCCTGCGGCAGCACGCCCGCCAACAATGGCGGCGAGCAGACGAAAGAACCCGCCTCTCCTCCCGACCTGACCGGCGAGTGGAAGCAGGTCAACAGCAACTCCGAGGATGCCTGGCAGGCGGCCACAATCTCCGGCAGCGAGATCATCATCAACTGGGTTTCCGATAACGGCGACACCAAGAGCCTGTACTGGGCGGGAACATTCGTTGCCCCCACCACGACCGACGAGCCTTACTCCTGGGATTCTCAGAACGACAAGGATCAGACATCCCTCGCACTTCTGGCCAGCGGCGACGACACAAAGACGTTCACCTATTCTGATGGCCAGCTGAGCTACGAGGCCGGTGCTCTCGGCACCACTATGACCATCCGCATGGAAAAGGTTGGCTAAATAGACAGGGACGGTGTCCGAATCGGACACCGTCCTTCTTGATGATGGGGGGATGTTATGAAGTGCAAAAATAAGGGCTGCGGCCGCGAGATAGACGCCGACTCCGTCTACTGCAAATGGTGCGGCACCCGGCAGGTCCGGGAGCAGCGCAGCAAGAACACCGCCCACACGCCCACCGCCCGGAAGCTTCCCAGCGGCTCGTGGGCCTGCCGCGTCCGCGTCAACGGACAGGACGTGTCCATCACCCGCGAGACCAAGGAGGAAGCCATTGCCGAGGCCATGGCCATCAAGCACGGCCTGAAGGCGCCCGAAAAAAACCGCACCTCCATGACGCTGGCGGAAGCATACGAAAGCTACATCGAGTCCCGCGAAGGCGTCTTATCTCCTTCCACCGTGGCCGGATACATGCGCCTGCGGCGAAACACCTTCCAGCGGCTCATGCCGATGAAGCTGGGGAATATCACCTCCGAGCAGATCCAGCGGGAGATCTCCGCCATGGCCAAGGGCGGGAAGGCCCCGAAGTACATCGCCAACGCCGAAGGTCTGCTGTCCTCCGTCCTTAAACAGTTTAATCCGGGCGCCAGTTACGACCTGCACCTACCGCCCAAGCGCAAGCCGGATCTTCAAAAGCTGGAGGACGGGGACATCGCCGGTGTTCTGGCAGCGTTCCGGGGCGATCCCGTGGAGCTGCCGGTGTTGATGGCGCTATGGATGGGGATGCGCATGTCGGAGATCCTCGGCGCAGAGTTCGGCGACATCGATGGCGGTCGGTTGCATATCCGCCGCGCCGTTGTTATCGATGCGGACAACAACAGCGTGGTGAAGGACTCCGCCAAAACCTACGCCGGAGATCGGTGGGTCGATATTCCGCCCTACATCATGGCTCTCATCCGCGCCGACGGCAGGGACTCCGGGAGGATCGTCACCTTTACCGGCGCGGCCATCTACAAGCGCTTTGTACGGGGAATGGAGCGGGCAGGTCTGCCGCGCTGCCGTTTCCATGACCTTCGTCACGCCAACGCCGCCATCATGGTGCGGCTCGGCGTCGATTCCAAGTATGCGCAAGAGCGCAACGGCTGGGCGTCTGATCGGATGTACAAGCAGGTCTATTCTTACACCATGGACGATCAGATGGCCGCGATTAGTCGGCAGATGGACGACTATTTTGACAACAAAATGTCAACAGAAATTCAAGAAGCCCAGAAATAACAACGCGTATAAGCTTCCTTCCGAGGGGTTCGACTCCCCTCAGCTCCACCAAAATAGAAAACCGCCTGATTGCAACGATCAGGCGGTTTTCTATTTATTCACAAGGGCTTGCGGCTCGTCGCACGTCCGAGCCGGCGCAAAAGCCGTCCAGCCTTGCGGACGGTTTTGCGCTCGATAAAAACAACTTTTGACAATGAAATGACAACGACCTGATGGCCGGTATATCTTTTCGATTACACCCCCAGCAGCTTGCCCCATGTGCCGCGGCCTGCGATGCCATCCGCACCAAGATTGTACTTGGTCTGGAACTTCTTCAGCGCCGCTTCCGTGCCGCCGCCGAAGTCGCCGTCCGCACCGGCAGAGCCGCAGGAGAACCCGTAGGCGATCAGCGCCGCTTGCAGCGTCTTCACGTCCGCGCCCTTCATGCCGCGCTTGAGCATCCGCACCTTCATGTCCAACTTTACGTCCTCCTTCTTTCCGCCGCCTTCCTGCTCGCCGCTGGCCCATTTGGGGCGACCGTAGCCCACGATGTTCCACGACCCCCGCTGGTACGACTTGCGGCACACCCCGCCGCCGTTGGCTACCACGCCGCTTGCACCGGAGGTGTTGCCCTCGATGGTATACACGGTGCTGTCCTCCACGGCCACCACGCGGCCCACATGGGCGTAGCTGTACCGGGCCGTGCGGAAGAAGATGAAGTCTCCCACCTGCGGCTCCGCGTACCACGCACCGGCACTGCGGAAATATCCCGCCAGCCACTGGCAGTTGTACGCCTTGCACTGGGACGGCTGCGGCAGGAAGAAGCGTTTGCGCACCTCCGCCGCACCGGCCAGATGCAGCTCCGGCCAGATGGCCAGACTGCAGCACCACGCCTGCCCCTGATACTTGGCGTCATTGATGCCCGCCGCGTCGATGTCGCGGGTATACTTGGTGTAGTTATTGTAGCCCGCGTTGGCGGTCTTGCTGTCCAGCTGGGCATTGGACTTCTTTTCCAGATAGCCTACTTCTCCCTCCAGCAGCTCCACTACTTCCCGTACCGTCGGCATGGCTTACCCCTCCAGTTTATTTCCCTTGTGGTACTGCGCCGTGCTGATGCACAGCACCGCGCCGAGGAACGTGTCCACGGCGGTGATGGTGGTCACCACCTCGTCGGCATAGGGCCACGCCCACACCGCCGCCAGCGCCGCGTACAGCGTGGCCACGGCGGGCATTACGATGATGACCAACCACTTGAGGATGTCGTATACCTTGTTGTTCAGTTTCATAACAAATTCCTTTCTGGCGCGTCTGCGCCTGTTCCGCTTTTTGTCTCACCGTATGGGTAACTTCCGAACTTCCTCCATGACTCGCCGTGCGCTGCCGTTGCCGCCCATCTCCTCATACGGCTCGTAGAGGTACACCTGTAAGTTCTCGTACTCGTCCTGTGTGACGTAGCCCCGCTCGATGTACACCATGCCGAGGTGGATAATGCGGTCGTGGGCAAGCCCCACCAGCATCTTCCGCTGCGCCTCGTCTGCCTTGCTGCGCTTGGCTGTCAGCTCCATCCGCTTGAGGATCACCTTGCTCACCACGCCCCACAGGGCGGTTGAGGTCAGCAGCGCCACGATCAGCGGCACACCGACATTCGTCCATGCTTCCATCAGGTCACCCCCTTACAGTTCGGCGCTGAGCACGATTTGTGCCCCTTGCTGCATGAACAGGGCGTAGGTCTCGCCCGCCGTCAGGCCGCTGGACGTAAAGATCAGGCTTCGCATGCTGCAAGCCCCGCCGGTTTGCATCGCCCAGCCGCCTGTGACCCTGGTGACGTCCTTCGGACTGCCGGAAGTCTTTCCCACCTTAAGCAGCGCGGCGCCGCCGGTGGGGATAGCGGGCGTGGGCGATATGCGCATGGGCACAGCCAGCGGGATGGGTACCCACAGGTCGACGGTGTTGTTGGCGTAGCCGATGGCCACGCCGTTGCCGGAGGTGTCGTAGGGCGCGGCGAGGACTTGCAGATAGCGCATGCACTTGGTCAGCTCCTCGCCGTAGTCGGGGATCTCGTTGAGAACCCACACGCCGTCCTCCTGATGCGCCAGCGTCTGCTGGGGGCCAATCTCCAGCTTGACGGCTACAAGCTTTTTCCCATCCGCCGTGACTGTGACCGTCTTGCTTGCGCTGTCGTAGGTCGGCACCACCTCGCCCACCCCGGCCTGCGTCATGGCAGATGCCGTTACCGTGCCGACCGGCGCGGTCTCCAACACCTGCTGCATGGTTCCGTTCAGCGTGATGCCGTCCGCGCTGATCGTCACGCTGCCGCTCACCAGCTTCCAGCGGTCCAGAAAATACCCTGCGCTGCTGATGGTTCCGCTGACGTCCCGCTGATTCACCGGCGCACCGAAGTACCAGTTGTCCAGCAGATTCCGGTTGCAGGGCTGCACTTTGGTGGCGATGACGCTGCCGCTGATGGAGATACCATCGCCCGCCGTATACGGTGCTGGTGCGCCGATGTTCGCCCGTGCCTGCGCCTTCTGGGCGTCGGTCAGGGTTTGCGAGGTGTTATACTTGACAGCGCCCTCGACCGATGTCGCGGCGCTATCCGCACTCTTCTTGGCGGCGGCCGCGTAATCCTTGGCCTGATCCGCTGCGGCCTTCGCGTCTGCGATGTCGGCAGCAAGGATGTTGTAGTAGTCGCTGGAGATGATCTGCGCATCCGGGTAAACGTCCGGCTGCACGAGGATCATGAAAGCAAAGCTTGCCAACCGCTCCGCGGACGAGTCGCTTTCGCCCGCATAGACATCTACTTGGGCGAGCACAGTGCCTTCGGCTGTCAGCACCTGCGCCGCTACAGGGATGGTGACGCTGTTCTCGGCCCAAGTGATGGGCTGCTGCGTCTCTGTCTCGCTGTACAGCCCTCCGGTGCCGTCCGGTTTTTTGAAGCGAAGCATCACGGAAGCCCCTGCGGGGACGTTGTATGGCTCCGCGCCGGCCCAAAGCGACGCGGAGATGGCCCGCGAATTGGTGTCGCCCTGCACCATGTGCAGCGTGGGCGGCACGCCGTTCAAAGTCATACTTAGCTGCACGGCCTGCTTGACTGTCAAACTATTCGCCATAACAGCACCTCCTTAGAAGTTGTTGACGGTGGACACCCGTGAAATATCTCCGGTGCCCCCGGTTTTCGTGGCGCTGCCCGCACCGTCAAAGCTGAAGGCGCAGTACCAGTCGTTGGAAGCGCATTGGTAGCTGCCTGACTGCCCCGCGGGGATAAAGCACCCCGCCTGATTCCCGCTGCCGCCCGTGCAGTACACGACGTACCCGACGACCTTCTGCGTTGGGAACGTGACAGTCTTTCCGTCCTGTTTGTAATTGGATGCGTCGACAGATCCACCTACGGACAGATCCTTTTCGATCTCGCCGTACTGCGCGCCGATCGTGTTGGCCGCGGCGCGGCCAAATCCCACCGAGAACACGATGTTCTCGGTGTCCGCGCCGGTGATGTTGTTGTGGTAGACACGATAGATCTTCAAGAGGCTGTTCCCGTCGGCGGGATCGATGCGCAGGCGCCACCGCGTGGTGAAGTTTACCGTTCGCGCCCCGCTGATGATCTGCTGGATCTGCACGGTATCGGTGATGCTGATCGTACCATCGCCATTAACATCCAGCTTTTCATAGTCGGCCAGCGTTGGCGTGACAGCCTTGATGTTGATCTGGTTGATTCGGTCAAGATCCGCCTGCGAGTAGTTGGAGTTCTTATAAGTCGCGCCGGTGGCGCTGGTATCGATGGTGCCGCCGTCCAGGTTGATCAGGAAATTTCCCTGTTCGCTGGCAATAGTGCCGGCCACCAGATTCGCGGCGGTGATCATCCACGCCTGGATGCCTCCGGCAATGGTGGCGCCCATCGTGTAGGGGCCATTGTAGCCAGTGCTGCTGGCGGCCCAGCCCTCGTAGTTGAATCGCCACACCTTCTTGGCTTTGGTGGGGTCAGGATCGTCAGCGATGTACAGCTCGTCCGGCTCTCCGTCTCCGTTCGCATCCAAAAGCCTGACGGAGCCGCCATTTGCCCCCAGGAGCGCGGCTGCCAGGCCGGATGAAATCTGCTCCACCAGCGAGACGGACGGCTTGGCGTCGATCTCCCTTTGCTGCCCGGCGATGGTGGACGCGATGTTGGCCTTGACGCTGCCAAGGGCTACGCTGTCGTAGCGCTCCAGCAGGCAATCCCACACGATCCGGTTCACCCGCGCCTTGGCATCCACACCCAGACGGTGGAAGTAGACGCCTACGGTATCGCCCAGATAGATCTGCTCCAGGAACGCCACATCCTCATACCCGGAGGACTGCGCCAGCAGTGCCAGCTTCACATCCCAGCTCACCGCGGGAACGCCGAGGCGGTTCTGCTTGATGTAGGATGCAGCTGCGGCCTGCAGCTGCGCTTGCGTGGGCCGCTGCTCGAACGCGGAGGAGAGATCCAGCGGCATAAGACGGACGTAGCCGTAGTCGCCCTCTGCGTACACTGGCGCAGCCGTGACCGTGACATCGTTTCCGCGCCAGTAAGGCACCGCGCCCGTGTAGCAGTTGGCGCAGTTGGCGTCCTGCGTCAGATCGGTGAGGTTTTTCCCGTACCGCACTGACACACCGCGGTCCGCTCCGCGGCGCGTCAGCAGCCGCACCGTCCAGCCGTCAAACTTGTACTCGCCGCCGTACACGTCCAGCAGACTGCCCTGCCGGCCGCCCAGCAGGCCCCATGCGCTGGTGGGCACCATGACGCTCAAGGCAGCCACGGTGGTCTTATCGGTGTCCAGGGTAAACGGCATTCCTGCCGGCAGCGCGTGGTTCTTGATGCCCGCCACCGCAGACGGCGCATCCGCTGCCGTAAATGGAGACACCACATAGCCGCCGAGATCATAGGCGATGTGCCGCGCGTAGATGGCCGCTGTGCCGTTCATGCTGGGCACGATGCGATACACCCTAAAGGGCTGCAGCTTGCCGTCTGGGCCAACGGTAGCCCGGAGAATGGAACGCAGCGCGATCTCTCCATAGTGGATTCCTTCCACCGGATAGTGCAGTTCCAGTTCATACTGACCGTTCAGCTCCTGCGTCACCTTGCAGGACATAGCGTCTGCGAGGACGCCCAGCCCATTGTCAACGCCCGCCGGAAAACTTGTGCGGTCGGCGTCATACAGAATCGGTTTCATAGTGTCCACCACCTCGGGATGATCTCCACGCTTGTAATGCCGCCCGTCCAGCGGACGACGCTTTCCCCGGCCGGCAGCGTGGGAAACTCTGGCGCGGAGATAGTATTGTTTAAGTTAAATGCCCCGTAGGAGGCGTTCTGCGTGTCCGAATCGAGCACAACAGCGCCGCGAGGAATGCTGTTGATGCTGACAGTGACATCGCCTACCGTCAGGGTCCCGGCCCCCGTTCCGGCGACAGTGATCGTCGGCAAAGCCGTGAACGCGGTGGGGTTTCGCAAAACCTCCCCCTGCACGGCCTGCACCGGCATATCCCCGATGCGGAGAAACCGATGCGGCTGGCAGTTAAACTCGATCGTCGCGCGGCCAAACCGGTGCATAACGCTCTCCACGTCCAGCGGCCCGGCAAAATAGGCCCTGCGGTAGGTCTCTACGTCGTAGCTGTCCTCCAGTTTCTGGTACCCACGCGGGCCACAGAGCCAGTCAGCCACCGCGCGCATAGCGCGGGGGAGCCGCATCCGCTCCGCGCTGATGTAGATCTCGTAGGGCTGCACGTAATTCTGGTAGGCGTTCTGTGGGAACAGCAGGTCCCCGTTACGACCGGGCACGGACTGCGTGTCCAGCTTGCGCCCGGCCAGCTCCACGCTGGGGTAGCGCTCCACCACGACGTGGACGTCGTCGGAGGATCTTCCGGCCCAGAAAATCATGCAAACACCGCCTCTCTGCGCTCCACCGCGTGCTGCAGCTTGTACATAACAGCATCCGCCAGTGCGTTGACATCCTGCCCCTCCGCGCCGTAGACGTTCAGCACTACGCCGCCCATGTTCGTGGTCGTGCCGCCGCCCATGGGCAGTGCCGACAGCGCGGACAGCTCTTCGCCCATGTCGCGCATAGCCTTCGGCATCGCCTTCTCGACGCCTACCGTGATGCCGGGCGGGATGAACTTGCCCACCTCATCAGCAAAAACCTTGGAGGGGGAATTGATGCCGAACAAACCCTTGACCCAGCCCAGGACATCACTTACCCAGCCCCGAAGCTTGTCGTAAAGCCACGACGCCGCATTGGAGATTCCGCCAAATAGGCCGCGAACCAGCTGCGACCCGACTTCACCAATAGCAGCCATTCCGGACAGGAGACCCTTTACAATGGCACCGATGATCTCCGGCAGCCGCACCACCAGACGGGGCAGCGCCTCGATCAGACCCTGCGTCAAGCCTGCGATAAGAGATCCCGCCGCGATGATGATCTCATCCACATGGTCCACCAGACCCTCGGCCACGGTGATGATGGCGTCAACCGCCGCGGGGACCAGCGCTGGCAGATTCTCGCCAATGCCGTCAGCAAGCGCAACGATGATCCCGATGCCTGCGTCTACGATCTGGGGCAGCAGGATGGCGATCTGCTCCACCAGCATGGGGACCACGGCGGAGATTGCCTCCACCGCCGCCGGCAGGGCCTGCACGATGCCGGAGACGAGGCTACCTATCCCCTGTACCAGAGACGGCAGCAGCAGCTCCATCGCAGGCCCCACATAGGGCACCAGCCCATTCACAAGCTGTGTCATACCCTCCGCGAAGCGCGGCAGCATGACCTGCAGGCGGGGCAGCAGATTGTCTGCGAATGTGTTGACGCTGTCGATCACATTCTGCACCAGCTTGTCCAGATCCAGATTCTCGTTGCTCATGCCGGTGATAAGGTTGCTCCACGCCGACTTCATGGCGTTGGCGCTGCCCTGGATGGTGGTCGACGCCTCCTTCGCCGTCGTTCCCGTGATGCCCATCTCCGTCTGGACTACGTGGATGGCGTCTACGATGTCGGCATAGCTGGAGATGTCGTACTTGATTCCGGAGATCTTCTCCGCGTCGGCCAGCAGCCGCTCCATCTCCTGCTTCGTGCCGCCATAACCCAGTTTCAGGTTATCAAGCATGGTATAGTTTTGCTTAGCAAAGCCCTGGTAGGCATCCTGGATGCTGGTCATGTCCGTGCCCATCTTGTTGGCGTTGTCGGACATGTCCGTAATAGCCTGATCGGCCTTCTGAGCTGCCGCAGCCGTGTCGCCACCCAGAGACTGCAGCAGAGACGCGGAGAAGCTGGTGACGGTCTCCATGTACTGGTTCGCGCTCAGGCCGGCAGTCTTGTAAGCCTCGTTGGCATACTGCTGCACCTGCGCGGAGGACTCCTTGAACAAGGTGTCCACGCCGCCGATCAGCTGCTCCTGCTCGGCAAAGCCCATAATGGACTGCTTGCCGAGATCCACAAGCGCTGCGGTAGCCTCCTTGATAGCTGACGCCATCGCTTTGATGCCGGAAACAATAAAGTCAGAGGCGACATTGGCCTTCAGGACATCGCCAAAGGACAAGGCATTCTCGCTGCCCTCGCGCATGTCATCGCCCAGCTCCTCTACGCCGCTGGAGGCGTTGCGCAGCTCGCTTTGCATCTTGTTCAGCGTGGCGGTGGCTTCATTTAGCGCCTGCTGCCACTTCTGGGTCTTTTCGTCGCTCTCGCCGTACTTCGCGGCCGCCTTGCCGGTCTGCTCCGCCAGTAGCTTCACGCGCTCGCGCTGCACATCGATCTGCTTGGACAGCACGGAGGCGGTCTTGGCATTCCTTTCCTCCGCCGACGTGGCAGCGGTAAACTGCGAAGCCACCAACTTCATCTGGCTCTCCAGTGTCTTGGACTGCTGGATGATCTGGTTGATCTGCCGGCGATATTCCGCCTCGCCGTCTACGCCGATCTTGGGGCCGATGTTCACAGCCATAGGCTCACCTCACTTTCATAGCTTCGTCAAATGTCCAGTGTTTCTGTTTTTTCTTGGGAGCGGCGCCGTTATAAATAGCGAGGCAGGCGATCATGTCCAGCATTTCACCGTATCGCGTGACCATGATCTCCTGCCTCCCCATATTCAGCTTTCGCCCGTAAAACAGGAGCCAAGCAAGGTTCAGCTGGACGCCTGCGCCTTGCCGCTTTCTTTTTTTTCGGGCTCTACCTCCACCGTGGACTTGCTGTCTTCCGTCCAGGCCGCCAGTGCCGCCTGCTGCAAAGCGTTAAACTCGCTGGGGCGCAGCGAAAACAGCTCGTCAACAGTCAGGGGGTCAGGCTTGCGACCAGGAACCTCGAAGGATCGCGCCTGCTCGTACCCTTCACTCAAGGCCACCATAATGGCTGCTGTGTCGCGGGTGACCTGCCCATACTGGCCCTCCAGCACCTCCCCCAGACGGGTGATATCGCCGTCCGGGCAGAGGTCGGAGATCTTAGCGGAGGCGCCCACCGTGAAGCGGAAGCCCACTTCTCTGCCGTAGATCTGCATAGGCCCTCCTTTTACGCCGCGCCGCCCAAAATCGCCTTGAGGACGGCCTCAGCGGCTGCCTCAGTGGGCTGATCAGCGCCCACCAGCTTCCAGTCGTGGTTGGTGGTATCGTCGCGCATCAGCGTGGCGGTCAGCTCCTGCGTCTGCCAGTCGATGGAATCTTCCTGCGTAGCAGCATCCAGACCGGGCTGCTGGAACCGCGCCTTCGTCAGCACCACGGGCGCGTAGGTCACCACGCCGCCACTCTGGTAGCGGACGACAAAGCCGATGCCCACGTAAGGGATCTCCATGCCGTCCCCGTAGTGGGAGACCTGCACCGCGCCGCCGCCCGACTGGATCTCGGTGGCCTCGGGCAGACCGAGGACAAACTTCTCCGCCGCCGTCAGAAGCCCGTCAACGGTCAGCGTGGCGGTGCCGTCTGCGAATACAGCCGCTGCGGTCTCTGCGGAAATGTTGTCGGCGTAGAACGTGTTGTCGTCCGTGGTATTCAGGGACAGAGATACGCTGACGCCACGCGCCAGCAGCATGACGCCGCTGTAGGTGACCGCGCCGCCATCGTTGGAATACTTGGCCACGTAGGGCTTGCTGAAGCCCGTACAGACCTTTCCTGCTGCGCTCATAGCAGCACCTCCTATTTCATGATTTTTTCAATTTCGCGGCTGCACGCCGCGTCCATCGCCGCCTCCGCCGCCTTCCTGGCGGAGTTCACGGCCTTGTCTACAAACTTCGTCTTCTTGCGAAAGGTAGTGCCGCTGTTGACGGACCTGGCGATCAATGCGTTGGGCTGCCCTCGCGGATATTTCTCTGTCCGGGTGGAGTTGTACCCATCAAAACCCAGCTTGACGTTGACAAATCCGTCATCATCCTTCATACGGCTGATGCCAAAGCCATCCAGAAGCCCCGCCTTCTGCGGCAGGGTGACGGTGTCAACCAGGCCGCCGCCCTGAGCGCGGCCGTCGCCCACGGGCAGAGCCTGTATCGCGCGCCGCACCGAATCCGCCACGACCGCGGCACCGGCATAGACCGTCCTACCCACCACGCCGTCCTTGGTAGACTGCTGCAGCTTGTTCAGCTGCTTGATGTAGTTGTCGATGCCGCCGAACCGGAACGTAGCCATCAGGCAAACACCTCCCAGTCCCACTCGTAGTGCCAGAAGCCGGTGGATTCCTCAAACTGGCAGCTGTTCAGACTCCAGACGATCTCCGCCGCGTCGAAGGCGGTCTCCAGCTCATCCCGCCAAGGGTCGAACTCTTGTTTCGTGAACAGGTCCGTAGAGCCGGTGACCGCTTTCTCGGCGTGGACGCCGCCGGCCTCGAAGTCGTTCGCGCCGTCCTCCTGCCAGACGAAGTAGCGGTCGGACTGGATACGCCCGCCGTGGCTGACAGCATCGGTCACGGCCAGGTGCGCCGCGATGATCCGCTGCGCCCACAGGGGCGTCCTGTCGGTGCCCGATTTGGGCACATTTCGTCTTCTACTCACGGGGCACCTCGTACTTCTGCTCGATCCGGACAAGCGTCAGGTCCATGGACGGCGGGTAAACATCCTGCAGCTGCTGCACCAGCTCGATGCCGTACTGCGTGCCGTCCTCCGTGACGGCAATGCACTGGGGACTGACGCCGGGGCGGAGCTGCGTCCGGATCACTCGCTCCACCTGCACCTGCGCCTGCTTGCCGCTGTAATACCGCTGCAGGCCGACGCGCCGCTCCGCGTAGAACAGCGTTTCCACCAGCGTAGGTGTAGGCTTAGGCTGGTACCCGGGTTGGGCGGCATCCGTTATGGTGTAGATCCTCACCACGCCGTCCCGGTAGGGCTGCGTGATCTGCCGGTCGTCAGGGCGAAACGGTAGCTTCCGCATAGTTCTTCACCTGCCTGTCGTTCTGCATGGCCAGCAGCCGGTTCAGATAGTTCGCCTCGAATACGTCCAGCGCGTCGCTTAGGCCGTACCGGACGTATTCCTTCAACAGCGTCAACGGCTCCCCGGGATTCTCATAGTCACCAGCCGCGCCGAGCTTACCGTCAATGTACGCCTCCCCGGAAGCGATGAGGTCAGACACCTTAGCGTCTGTAGCCTCATTGTTCCAGGTGATGTTGCAGGCGAGCTTGACGGCCGACAGCAGCGCGGCGTTCACCGCGCCCGCCACCGTTAAGACTTGGTGACGGTGACCTTGTAGGTCTTGGTGGTGGTGCCGTCAGCGGCAGTCACAACGACCTGCAGGGTATTGCTGCCGGTCTTCCACGTGGCGGCGGTGCCGTTGTCGATCTCGGTGCCGTTCACGGTCAGCTTCATGGCAGCCGCAGCGTTGCCGGGCACAGCGGTCACTACATCAGACGCGTTGGTGGCGGTCGCGGTGTAGGTCAGCGTGCCGGAGGCGAACGCGGGGGACAGAGTCAGGGCGCCCACAGTCAGAGCGGTCAGCGTGGCGTCGGTAGACGCTGCGGGAGGATCCACCTGTGTCACCTTGTAGGTGGCGGGCGTCAGGCCGGAGATGTCCAGCACCAGGAAAGCGTTGTTGTCCAGCGGCATACCGTTGGCGTAAGCCTTGATCAGATAGACGCGCTCATCCTCCAGGAAGCGGTAGTGGTCGCTGTACTCGATGCGGCCCTCGGGGGAGGGGCCTGCCATCGCCAGATAGCGATAGGCGATGCCGATGACAGCCTTGCCACGGGGCAGCGCATGGGTCTGGATGATGTCCATGGGATAGGGCAGGACATCATTCCGGTAGGTACCGTCCGGAGCCATCAGCGTGGTGGCGGGCATGACCTTCTGCAGGTAGTCCTGGGGATTCACCAGCAGGATCACATCCCGGACCTGGCGAGATTTACCGTTGGGGTCAGCCGCCACGATGGACAGCAGGTTGCCCACGGTATGGGGGGACAGGTCGTCCACCTTGACGGCGGCCTTCTCGGGGTATGCGCCGCCGGTGACGGTGACGCCGTCGCCCACCTGACGGATCATGCCGATGGGCTTCTTGTTGCCGTCGCCGGCGACGATGCCCGCTTCAAGGCCGTTGCTCAGAGCCTCATAGAGCGTCTGGCGAATGAAGTTGTCCAGCCACTCCGCACCCAGCTCCAGCATTGCCTTGCAGACAGACAGGAATGCGGACATCTTCAGCAGCGTGGTGGGGATCTTCTTAATGCCAGCGGTCAGCTCCTTGACGATGTCGTCGCACAGCTCGCCCCACACGGCCTCCTCGTAGCCGTTGGTGTTCACCATGATCTCGACCGCGCCGCCGGTGGCGCGGAAGTTGATGCGGCTCAGCAGGGGATGCGCCGTCTGCAGCTCGTCAAAGACGGAGTCAATCACCGTCTTGGGCAGCGTCTCATCCAGACCGGTGACTGCCTGCCGGGGGTCGGTAGAGCGCATGGCTGCGGCCAGCTTCTGGTAGTAGCTGCGCTCCTCGCTGGTCAGCTGGTGGACGCCGCGCTGGGCAAGGATGCGGGAATCGACTTCCTGCCGCAGGTCATCAAACCGCTGCTCGTACTCGGTCTGGATGTCCAGACCGATGCGCTGCATCATCTCATCCAGGACGGAAGAGAACGCGCCGGTGGCGCCGGAGACGGCAGCCTGCTGGAGAGCCTGCCGCAGTTCCTCGCGGGTGCGAATGTCATTGTTGTTCATTCTTTTTCTCCTTTCGATTCTCAAGAAAACAGTCCGAGAACTTTGTTGATTTTTTCAGGGCTTCCGCCGCCCTGGGGATCCTTGTTGGGCGCAGGCACCGAAGGTGCCGCTGCCAGGTCGCGGAGCTGCGCCGCCAGCGACTTTTGATACCGGAGATGCTGCTCCATGCCGGCGTTCATCTTCTGCAGGATGGTGGACGCGCCGCTCATGTCAGCGTCGGTGTCGGCAAGACGATCCGCGAGACCGAGTTCAACACACTGCTCAGCGGTCAGCCACGTTTCCGCATCCATCATCTCCGACAGACGCTCCTCCGTCAGCTTGTCGCCGGCCTTCTGCAGATACGCCTGCCGCCCCGCAGTGTTAATGACGTCCAGATCATCCGCCGCCTTCCGCAGCTCCGCGGCATTGCCACAGGCACACATCCACATGTTGTGGATCATCATCAGGGTGTTGCGCGGCATGATCACCTCGTCGCCCGCCATGGCGATCACGGAGGCGATGGAGCAGGCAAAGCCGTCCACGTGCACCACCTTCCGCGCCGGGTGGCGCTTCAGCTGGTTGTAGATCGCCGTGCCTTCAAAGACGCTGCCGCCGTAGCTGTTGATGTAGATCTCGATGCGCGACACGTCGGGATGCTTCGCCAGCTCCTCGCGGAAGTGCTCTGCGCTGTTGTCGCTCTGGACATACCGCCAGCTCTCCCAATCGAACTCCTCACCTTCTACGTCGCCATAGATGTAGAGCTGCAGGACGCCTTCCGCAGCCTGCTTGATTTCCCAAAGGGGTTTCCTCATGCGTTTCCTCCTTCCGCACCGCCGAGCGCAGAGGCCTCCGAACCCAGCGTTGCAATATTTTTCGTGAGATAGTGTTTGTCCGCCCAATCCTCCGAGATGGCGGGCAGACCTGCCGCCCGCAAGACCTCGTTGATAGAGAACACACCGGAGCCGACCAGTTTCTCCACGTTCGCCGCGTTGGCGAACATATCGAAGTGGCGGATGCTGCTGGTGTCAATACGGAGATAGTCGCCGCGCTGGATCCGGTCGTAGCCGTACCGCTTGCGGTTGATCTCCTCCTGCAGCTGATCGCAGATGGGGTCGATGCAGCCGGTCAGGAATCTGCCCTGCGCGTCCTCCGTGCCTTGGATGCTGCCATCCACCAGTACCGCCGGGATCTGGAACGCCTTCGCCGTGAACGCGAAGATGTCCTTCATCTGACTCTGGATGTCCGACAGCTCTACAGTAGCCTTGCCGCCCTCGTTCGTGTAGGCGTAGCCCTCAAACTCCGGCAAGACCGCCCCATCGGAGTCGAGGAAGGTTTTCACCTGCTCCCCGATCATCTGCGAAAACTTCTGCGTGAAGTCATCCGCGCCGGAGGCCAGCTGACTCACATGGACCTTCCAGTGCTGCCCCTTGTCCCACGCATACCGCCGCATGGCGGCATTGATGAGCCGCACGTAGGAGCCGTACAGGCCATCCAGCACTGGCTTGATGTTTACGTGGTTCAGCGTAAGATGCAGGACTTCCCGCTCGCGGAAGGTCTTCTCGTAGGACACATCGCCTACCTGCACGCTTGTGTACTCATTCTGCTTGCTGGGATAGCTGCCGCCGGTCATATAGCTGTCCGCTACGACCAACGCGTCATAACCCTCCCGCTGCCGGGTACCGATGACCAGCGCCTCATTGTCCACCAGCAGCTTCGCGACCAGCTTGTGCAGGAACGCCGTGGAGTTCTGGTTTACGTTCGGTTCCACGTTCCAGAGATAGTGTTCGCGCTCTCGAACTTCCTTGCCATCCCGGAACGTCCGGAATTCGCAGCGCCCGACGGCGTTGGCGATCATGTTCGCGCAGATCCAGAAGCAGGTGTCCCGCAGCTGGAATTCCTGCGCCGCTGCCAGAAGATCGCGGCACGTGATCTCCACCGTGGTGGGAGAACGAGCCTTACCTCCGGCGAGCCACTTCCAAAAATTAAGTGCCATTGCCCACCTCCTATAGCCGGATCGCGCCGATGGGCGGCAGCTTTACCGGCTCGCCGGTGCCAAGCACCGCCTCCTCAGTCATAGATGCCACCAGAGCCATGAACGGGTCCGTCTTCCGGCTCTTCGGTTCGATCTTGGCGTAATAGAAATTTCCTGTATTCGTACCGGCACGTTGGCCGCTGCGTACTCGCTTGGTATTGTTTACCGACCAGCGCAGGGGGGGGTTGTCGCCCCATGTAAACTGGTCGCGATCAAAGCATTCCTGGATCACCGGGTCGACCTGCATGATGTCGCTGGGTCGGACCAGCTTCACGCGGTTCTTGTCCCTGGCGTCAAAGCCGATGCGCCGCATGGCGTCGCTCACCAGCGTCCAGCGGAAGTGGTCCATTGCCAGTTTGACGATGTTGTACTTCAAGCCCATCTCCTTTAGGTAGTCCGCCAGGAGGTTGGGGTCGATGCTCACATCGTCCACCACCGTCAGCTTTCCCGCCTCCGCCCAGGATCGCCAAGGGGCGACGATGCGAGAGAGAGACCGGCTCTGCAGGCAGACCCACGAATGGCTGATGTCATAACGCTGCGCGCCCACACGGAAGTGCAGATTGACGCTCGCCCAGTCGTTGATCTCCGCGTAGTCGATGCCGGCCACGCAGGACTTCCCGCGGAGATCCGGCAGCGGCCGGTTGGTCGCCTTGACCTTGGCATAGTCCGTCACGCTGATCTCCAGCTGGCCGGCGCGGAGACCCATGCGCTTTGTCAGGAAGTCCCCATTCTGCTCCGGGTTGACCAGCCAGTCCGCGTATTCCTCCTCGATCTCTTGCCGCAGGTGCGGGACATAGGACAGAGACGGGTTTGCCATGAACCAGTTCTCCGGGTCGTTGACCTGCTCCCGGCTTTCCAGGCAGCAGATGAACGGGAGATAGCCGCCCTCCGGCTCCGCCTCGTTCTCGAAGAGGATCCGCCGCCCCTGGGCTATGAAGTCGTCCAGCGGGCCATCAGACACGTCGCCGTTGGATGTGAACATCCCGATGCGCGGCTGCCCGACCTTGCCCAGACCGGTGACGAAAACCTTGTAGTTGTTGTAGTTCTCAAAGGCGTGGACTTCGTTAAAGACAACCTTGCCGGAGCGCATACCGTCCCGCCCCTTCGGGTTGTTGGTGCGCCCCTTCATCACGCCCTTGTTCTTCCGGCCCTGCACCATCTCTTTGGTGTGGTAGTAGTGCCGGTTAAGCTTCGACTCCCACTTGGGGGATTCAAGGACTTCGGAAAGATCCTTTACCGGCGTGACCGCCTGCTCCTCGTTGTTGGCGCACACGTCCACGTTGTAGTTCTTTACGGGGTTGTAGGGGGAGATGGAGCATGCGCCGTCAAAGGCGATGAAGCCATCCTTGCCTGCACCGCGTCCCACCATGCAGAGCAGCTTCTTCCACCGCGGCCGACCGTCGGCGCGGTAGGTGCAGTCCCACAGCGCGAGGAGGAACTCCTCCCACGGGAACAGCCGCTCATAAGGGAAGTAGCGCAGCAGGCTCAGGTACCGGCGCAGCTGCTCCGTGTCCACATAGATGTCCTCCGTGTCGAACACGCGGCGGATCATCGCCACCAGCGCGTGCTGCTCGGGGCAAGCGCGGGGATTATTGGACTCGACAATCTCGATATAGCGCAGAACTTCCCCGGGGATCTCACAGCTCATCGTCATCATCGCCCCGGGCGGCAGCCGCCAGAGCGTCCTCCTTAAAGCCCAGCGTGGTGAAGATCGCCAGCATCTGGCGGGATACCTGAATCTCCAGCGACACGCTGCGGTTCTCCATCAGCCGCCCCCGGTCATCCGTGACGGTCAGCCCGCGCCGGGCGATGTCGTCCCGCAGCTCCTGCCGCCTCACCCAGAAGTCCATATACTCCTGCACCTTGTCACGATACAGGCCCTCATCGATGCCCCGCAGCGCCAGGCACCGCAGCAGGCTCTCCCGCAGATCCCGGTATGCCCTCGTGCGCTGATAGTTTTTCCTCTGCGCGGCAGATCGGTTCACTTCTTCCTGGGGCGCGGAAGCACCTCGCGCAGGCGCCGGGCAAATAGAGCTCCCCTTATTCGGCGGCGGCCCCTGAAGCTCACCGATCGGTCTATATCCATATCCGTTCACGCGCCGCTCCTTTCTGTGCCCGATTCGGACACCGCGCCCGCCTCAGGCCAGCCAGCCTACGTCAATACCCCGCGCATCCAGCGCAGGCCTTCGGATGACCAGCCCGAGGCATTCTTCTGCGGCTTTGCGGGACGGGCGGACGAGCCGCCCGAACCGAGGGGAAAAGAAGAAGAGCACTTCCGGGGCTGCCCGCCCCGCAAAACCGCAGTTTATTCTGGAATTGCCCGGCG